GGTGCGGATTAGTTGCGTGCTGTTGGTGACGCCGTATGCGCTAACAGGGTCGAAGTATGCCTGCGTATTAAATGCTGTCTGATAAACACGGCGGGCAATCACACCGGACTTATCGGAAAACTCGTTGGTCAGTATTTCGTTGCCCAGCCGGATTGTGTCAGTGCTTGGTGCGCGAAGGCTGGTCAGCACCGGATCAGATTCGTCGGCAATCTGGAATTTGGACTTGAGTAGGTGGCTGCCGATCAGGACTTTGCCGTAAGCCAGTGGCACCGTGGCACCAACACCAACTGAGTTTGCGGCGCCCGTGTAGGCATAGGACTGCTGGCCATCAATGCCAGAGGTGACATTCTCAGGACCGTTGGTGCGGTTGCGGCTGCCCATGCGCCCACCGCCAAAATTAGCTCCGCCATATCCACCGAGCGTTGGAATCTGCGGCTGTGGTGATAGAGCTTGTGCGACGCCGCCAAGGACTAAGGAAGCACCAATGGCGCCAATCGCTGTTGCGGCAACTCCACCAATAATTCCAGCCCCAGCGCCACTCAAGCCTGCACCCAAACCAAGAAATCCACCAGCCGCTGGACCGAGAATGATTGCGGCGGCGATCAAGCCGATGCCGGTCAAAATTTGCCCTGTACTTCCTCCGCTTCCGCTAACAACCGGAACAATTACAAGGTCTCTTTCGCCAAATGGCAAGATTAGATCTTCGTAGCTGAAATCAACTCCGCCCTGAAGTATTTGATAACCAATGCCGTTTTCTTCTGATTCCAGTAAATAATCCTTGAACTCCGGCATGTTGATGCACAGGAGTTTGATCGCATCAGCGGCGTTACGCAGGTTGTAATAGGTATGCTCGGCGCCAAAACGTTCGCCAAGTTCACCCATTAGGCAGACCCGCTGCATATCGGTAAACCGCCGCGATGCTCCTCACATAGTAACTGCTGAGCCACTCCACAGCACTAAGGCGGCCTCTCATGTGATGCAGGATCCGCCACGGTTCCACGAAAATCGCAGCGTGCATCGGCTCCAGCGTGCCAAGTTTCATGATGGCCACGTCACCAGGGCGGCGCTGCTCAAACTCCACGCGCTCGAAACCCAGTGCCACCGCCTCGCGCAGGTAGATGCTTGGCGTCGTCTGCAGATCTTCGGGGCGGTCGAAGTCCTTTAGCTCGATGCCCTGCAGCCGGAAGTAATCGCGCACCATCGTGTAGCAGTCGCGCCCGTCGTCGTCCCACTCCAAGCCGATCAGGGTTCGATGGTCAACCATTCGTCCGTTGGTAGGGAGTAGATCAGCCACAACACACCGCTTTGCCTGCAGGCACGCTGATCCAGTTCGCTGGCAGGTCCGCCCTTCGGGTGGCTGTGGACAATCGCAAGGATCTCGCCGTTGACGGACGCCCGATAGTAATCACGCGGGTGCATGACGAAGTGCTTTTCCGGTTCCTCGCAAACATTGCGGCAAGGCCAGTACATCTGACCAGTGGCGGCTTGGATCACCACACCGCAGGCTTCGTATGGCGCGGCGGATCTGGCGTGGCGCTCGGCCTCAGATCTGGATGCGGGAGCCAGGGTAACCACCATGCGGGTAATCGGAAATGCCTTGGGACTGGAAGCGGATCCTGCAGCTATTGAACCGCTTGCCGCACACATCAGAAGTGCTGACGCCTACAGCATTGTCGTTCACATCAAAATAGCTGCTGCCTGTATAACCGCATTCAGGACCGCGATAGACCCACGGGCAGTAGTCCTGCACTTGCCGGCCAGGGAGCTGCAGGTTGGTCAGGTCTAGTTTGCTGACCAGTTCAAATTCGACAAGCTGGATATTTTCCTTTGATACACGGTCGATGTACCAGACCTGATCCTCGAACTTGGCGGTTGGGTCGGCAGTTGGGTTGACGCCACCAAGGAAGTTGACGGCATCAAGGAATTTTTTGCAGGTGCGAATGCGCGTGACCTTGGCCTGCAGCGGGTTGTAGGTCAGCAGCAATGCCGAGATCGCGCCAGTGACGTTGGCAATCCGCATGGTGGGACGCGGCAACGTACCCTTTGAAGTCAGCTCGAAACCATCTACTTCGATTGGTGCGGCGCTGTAGGTGATGCCTTGGAACACCACGTTGCCAGTCAGGGCGTTGGTGCCAGCGTGGTAGTAAAAGGTGGTATCAATCCCGTTAACCGCCAGCGTAAGCCGCAGTTGAAACAGCTCGATGATGGCTGACGGATCCAGCTTTTGGATCTCTGTTTGGATTGACGTTGGTGTCGTCATGCTTCAAATACCTGCCGGAAGGTGGCTGTAATTGTGGCGCGATTTAGATAGGGGATTGTTTTACTCCACTCGGAACACACCCATTTGTATGAGGTGGCTTCGGCCAGTGGGGTCCAGTCGAAACTGGCGCCGTCGGTAGCGCGGGCATCTAAGAATGTTTCGATTGTGTCTGCATTAGTTTCTGAGATGTTTTCCCAGGTCAGGGACCATTCTTTAGGGTTTTGGTTGATACCAAAGCTGACGCGCTGTTCGTAACCGTCGCCGAAGCTGACGACTTGGAGTTTGGGGCGGCTGGTTTTTTGGGCGCCATACGATGGCGTTATTGCGGGGAAGGTAGCCATTAGGCGAGCAGCCCTCCAGGACGACGTTGTTTAATCAATTCTGCCTGCACAGCGGCGCCAATCACTTTGCCGAGTTGGTTGGCCTGACCGCCGTTACCCTGGGCGCTGGTTCCGCTGGCGTCAACGTTGACGATGACGTTCGCGCCACCCATGCCCATCGCATCGTTGGGGTAGATGCTGCCGCTGGTGCGTGGCATGAACAGTTCGGGGCCGCGCTCGCCGACCAGGTAGGGCGAACCAGCAGATACTGGACCGCCGGCAGCGCGTGCTAGCAGCGACGGCATGGAGAACGACTGCGGGTTGAATTTGACGCCCGGTAAAAAGCCTCCTGTTTTAGGGCCAAGCAAATTACTGATTGCACTGATTGCTTGATTGATAACGTAAATACGCAGCAACTGGTTGGCGATTTCTATAAGGACTCCGGAAGCTATCTCCTGCAAACTTGCTGCAAAGTCTTGGCTGCCCTGAGTTAGAGCGTCAAAAGTCGACAACATACCTTGACCGAGGGTATTAGAAATACCCGTAGCAAGTTCTTGTTGTTGCTTTTGTTGGGCGGTTAGTTCCACAGCAAGATTTAAGTTTTTGCTGTATCCCTCAGCCATATTTGCAATTTTGTCCACGATATTTGGAAGGGTGTTTTCCGCACGCTCGCGTTCAATATCGCGCATAGTTTCGTTGTACTTCACCATGACTTCAAATATCTGTGCTTCGCGCTCGTTCTGGCCTAGTTTTTGCTGGTTTATCTCCAGCAAAGAAAGTTGCCGTTCGTAAAAGGCTTCTAACTCTCTATTTTCAGCTACTCGGGCTTGTAGTAATTGCAGCCTTAAATCGCGCTCTTGAGTGGTAATGTCTTTGATCTCTTTTGCTTTTTTAGCGGTCGTGTCACCGCCACCTCCCCCGCCGCCACCTATTGCGGCCTGAGCAGGTACTTTGAAAGTTTGTAGTTGTGTAGTCGCCGCTTTAGTAAAAGCTCCGGGTACAGCTAGCTTTAGTTGGCGCTGTCTTTCAGCTTGGAAAAACGCTTCGGCAGCGGGATTGATAGCGCGGATACCGCCAAGAACACCAAATTTTTTAGTTGTAGCTTGCTGTGCGGCAGCCTCAGCTCGAATGTTTGCTTGCATCATCTTCCCGCCGCTGATTAAGTCAGCAAGACGGCTAATTGCACGCGATAAAGCGTTTATAAAGTCCTCAACGCGGCCTTTAAGCCAATCAAATACAGGTCCCAGTGTTTGGCCGATACTGCTTATTGCTTGGGTTGTAGCGGCGGCAAGTTTTTCCACGCTATTGCGTAGATTATCCATTGCTGAGCGTTGTTTATTCGCGGCTGCTTCACCTTTATTTCCCATGTCAACAAGAGTGTCTACAAAGTCTTGGACAGAAATTTTGCCGTCTTTAGCCATCTTCAAGATGGCATCACGACTTACTTTGTATTTACTGGCTAGTGCTCCTTGTATATCAATACCCTGACTTGTGAGCTGGTTCAGGTTTGCCTGACTTACTTTTCCTGACTCTAATACAGACGTGATTGCGCTTCCTACTCTCTCGAACGATCCACCGTATTTATCTGTAAGTGCAGTAATCAGTTGAATAGCTTTGCCTTGGTCTTCGATGGCTAGTCCTAGGCCGCGTACGTTTTGGATTACGCCGGTGAACTTTTCGATGTCTGTGTTAGCTACTTTGAACGCGTCGGACAGCATTTTTGTTTGCTGCGCGGAGAACCCGATGTCTGCAGCAAGTTCTTTTACTTTTTGGCCTCTAGAGGCAATGTCACCAAGCAGCGTGCCAACGAGGGACAGTGCGAAACCGGCTTGGCCGCCTAGTAAACCGCCGGCAGCACCACCGATGAAGCCGCCTGCAGCGGCACCGGCTCCCTGACCGAATAGCAACGGGAACGCGCCACCGATAAGGGCGCTGCTAGCTGTTGCACCGAGACGTCCTGCGCCGCCCCTCAGGGCTGCACCGCCTCCGCCGGCTGCAGCAGCTAATGCCGCTGGGGAGCCTGGCATGGTTGCGGTGCCTCGAATAGGCGAAGCAGGACCACGGGCAAAAGGTACAGGGGCTACTTGGGGGCCGATGGCTGTTTTATAGGCGTCCGAGGTTTCAACAATCTTGCGCCTGTTCGCAACTTCTTGTGCGATAAGGAAGTTTTTGCGTGCGCGGGCTCTATTTTCCAGCTCCATCGCGGTGACAAGCGCTTTTACAGCGCGTGCTTCTTGTGCGGTGCCTTCGGCTGCGCGGCGTAAAGCACTTTCGGCTTTGCCTACAGCGATGGCATAATTTTGCATACTTGCGACGCGAAATACGCCTTCAAGTTGTTTAGCTCGGCCGTTAATTACAGTTATTTCACGATTGAGTCGATTCAGACTGCGTGTAAATTCGTTAATTCTCTGGCCACCTTTTATGGCTACTTCAATGTCTACGCTGTAATTGGCCACGGCGGGGCGTAGAAGAGTCTGTCAGTATTTTACTTGGAACGCTGCGTACCAGCCTGACTCTTGCGCCGGGCTCGCTCCGTCGCTTTTTCTTCTTGTTCGGCCTTTAGCTGGAAAAAAGCTGCCCAAGAGATCAGCTCTTCCTGGGTGAGGTTGGTCGAGAGCTGGGCGACGGTCATGCCTAGCTCGCTCGCAAGGAAGAAGATGAAGTACCAGTCGGAATTAGCTTTTTAGGGCGGCTTTCGCTTCCTCCACCTTGGTTTCAGCGCCGGAGGTCAGCATCGCCAGTTGGATGTCTTGGAGGATGCTGGCTTCGACTTCGCGGCGGAGGGCGGCGCGGTCGCCGTCTTGGAACAGGCGCTTGCCGTCCTTGTCGAGGGCTTTCTCGATCATCAGACTCAGCGCGAAGTCACCAGCATCATCGGTGCCGGACTTTTTCTGGATGGACTCGCGCTCAGCGATGGTCAGAGGGTGCCAGTAGATCTCCAGCAGGGTCTCGTCGCCGGATTTGACTTCGTGCTTGTAAAGCTGGCTGACTCCGAATTTGTTGCGGAGCAGTTCGACGGCTCGCATGGAGCGGGTGCAAGTTGTTCAATAATACACTAGGCGTTTGCCGTGAATTCGCAAGAGATGATGCCCACAAAGTGCGAGCGGTCCTCAATGTCCAGCGGCGTGGGACCGACGATGTCGCGGACTTTGGGCTTGCAGGTGAAGGTGTCTGTGTAGCCGGAGGCGTTGACGGAGGTGAGGCCGTCGATCACCGCTTCGCACAGGGAGGAGAGGGTGGACGTTCCAGCGTTCTTGGGGACGTAAATGTTGCACTGGACGACGCCGCTGTAGAAGTCGGAGGCGGCGCCCATGTTTTGCATGGTGGCTTGGGTGAAATTCACCGTCATGGCCACGTATTTAGTGGTTTTGCTGGGTGTGGTGTAGGGGACGTTGTCGTACACCATGGTCACCGTGGGATCGACGGCGGCGACGGCGTCGGTGACGGCTTTTTCAAATGCAGCGCGGGTGCTTACAAGTGCCATGACTTAAATCCTCTCGTAGGAAACATAATCGCGTCCGCCGAGAAAGCCCAAACCGCCAGTTCCTCTGGTCGTTCCAACAAGAACTTGCGGGGCGCGTTTTTCATTAAAAGTGGAGTCCAGAAGCGGGCGGAGTTGGCTTTGGACGAAGGTGGCAACTTTGGGATTTTCAAGGGCGTAAGCGGCGTACTTTGTGCTGTTACCAATGAATACTTTGTCGGTATAACGGAAAGCTGGAGTAGCAAAACGTGGTGTAATTTTGTAGGCGGTTGTGTCGCCTTTGTCGCGGCGTTTTTTGAGTCCTGCCCAAGGCTCGAAGTCTTCGACGCGGTCTGTTGGCTTGGTGCGTTGAGTCGAGGCTTTCCAGCTGGAGGCGAAAAAGCCGGTGTAGACAGGGCTGTGGTCCTTGCTGGCGAGACCTTCAAGCGCCAGTTGGATAAAAGTGTTGTAGTCGGCGCTGAGTTTTTTATTTAAGTCGGGAAGAATATCCCGAAGTCCGCGGCGTGCCATTAGAAGCGCACCAGCAAGATGAAGAGGTAGGTTTGGCCGCCGCGATAGGTGCGGACGTCGGTGATTTGCGCGGTGCGGCTGGAGCCGGCGTAGGTGAAGCTGACTTCGTCGCCGAGGGTTGGCTGGTTGTTGCCGATCAGGTCGGGAGTGATGTAGAGCTTGGCTTGGCGTTGTTCGCGACCTTCCTCTTCCTCGGAGACCACAAATTCGATCGGAACTTTGATGTTGGAGTAGGTGGTGTTGGTTGTGGTTAGTGCGCCAGTGCTGGTGTTGTAGGTGGGGGTGGCTTTGCGGGTGTAGGTGACGGTGGTATCGAGGGACGTGCCAAGTTCGGCTACGACGTCTTTGGCGACGGACTTGAACAGGGAGTCGAGGGCGCCAGCCATTTCAGCCTCTGTAGACGCGGAGTTGGAAGGAGCCCGAGCCGCCTAGGCAGTAGGGGCCGAGGTAGGTCTGGAGCCAGGGGTAGACGTCGAAGACGTTGTTGATGGTGCCGACGGCTTGGCTGGTTTTGCTGTATTTGACTTGGAGGTCGCCCAGTTTGACTTCGTCGTAGAGGCCGGTGGTGCCAGTGCTGTCCGTGATGGCGCCGGTGTCGTTGGCGAGGGCGCGTGCCAGTTCGTAGGTGGCGTACTTGATTTGGGCGGGAATTAGGGAGCACTCCAGCTCGACGCCGTCAACGTCGTAGTTGTTGCGGGGCCATTTGAGGGCTTGGTCTTCGTCGCAGCGGTCGCCCAGGTAGTTGAGGCTGTCGATCCAGCGGGTCGCTGAGATCAGGGCGCGGTTTTTCTGGTCGTCAGTCTTGTTGGTCCAGGTGGCGGAGTCGGGGACCGTTTCGAAGTACGAGTTGGCGTCGGCCAGCGTGACGTAGCTGTTGGCCGTGGCGCTACTCAAGGTGGCGTTAATTGTCGCGGCCACAGCAACTGTTCATTCTTTATTGCAGTGTAGCGGCAATGAAAAAGCCCCACCCGAAGGTGAGGCTTGGGTCGTCCACGGTCTGATTATCAGATGGTGGAGGTGTCGAGGGGGCTGTTGACAACGATCCGCACCAGGGGGATGAGGTCGATGTCGTAGGTGGCCTGCCAGTTGTCCTTGTCGTACAGCTGGGCGTTGGTCGGGTTGTCGGAAGCGGAGATCCACTTGGTGCCCATCACGTGATAGGCGCTGTGGTAATCCACCGAGAGCACGTCCTGCTTGGACAGGATGTTGCGGTCGGCTTCGATGCGGAGATCCTGCTGCACACCTTCCAGGATGGTGCCGGACTTGGTGAGGTAGCAGTTGAACTCACGCTGGTCGCCGGAGTCGCCAGGGGCAACGGTGTTGACCAGGGGGTCGATGATCACGCGGCAGCCGGCAAATTCGCCGATGCTGCGAGCACCGAT